CATTTAATATTACATCTAATTGTGTTTTTTGATCAGCCATTATTTCTTATCCTTTTGCATCATTCTAAGTGCAGCATATTCCATTGTCTGTATTCCTTCAAACATAGAGACAGGATCTTCTACTGAATATAGTTTACACAGATATTCGTAAGATGAATAGTTAATACCAGATAAACCTGCCATACTGACATACCATTGTGTTGTTAATCTAAAAAACATTTCTACAATTTCCTTATTTTCAATCCATATAACAACATCATTATTAACAGGACTAACCATATCTGCTATCTGTTCTGGCGTAGCACCAAAGGCTGCTAAAGCTTCTGCACTTTCATCTATAACATCACCCTTCACCCAATACTCAGCAGCCCTTTCTAGTTTTTTGCCAATGCTCCCTGCATGCTTTCACCATAGGCAGCAATAACGGCTTGAACAATATATACGTTATCTAATATCGCCTCAAAGTTTTCATCGTTAAATTCAACCTCATTACCATCCTCGTCTTTAATACCAGACCAGCCGAGTAGAACAGTTTTTACAAAGTGATCATCACCACCATCTATAAGTTCATTAAAGTTTTTTCTGCCAACATTTTTAAATTTTGCAGTAAAACTTTCCTCTTTAAATTTACCTTTATATGGTGTTTTAACTTTTACCTGCCATTCATACTCAGCGATTTTTTTAAAAACAAGTGCCATAAATTAGGTCATAACAATACTTAACTCATTATTACCTGCTGTTGTTGGTAATGCCAAGTACGGTAGGTTTAATGAATTAACACCATTTGTATCACCACGACTAACACCTGTTATATCAGTCTGAGGAACATTAACAGTAACAATATTACCTGCACTAGATCCAAGAACAATAGAACTATTACCTGTGGCAGCAGTTTCTGCCTTACTAAAATAATCTGTTGTTGCTCTTACTGGCTCTTCTACAACGGCAGTACCACCAGGCGCACGATTTGTAATCAATACTTCCTTGCTAGATGCAGTTTCTTTGTAAACAACTTCATTATTTAATGCAAGATCAAAAGATTCTAACCTCTGTGAAGTTGCACCATGAAATGTTGCAGTAGTGACGTTAGTATCATTTACCTCTATCGCAGCAGCTTGGTTTGCAACAGTAAATGTACCAGACATTGCAGTGCTGTCAGGGCTGTTATAAATACCAGTAAATTCAAAATTTATCTGTGCGAATGAGCCTGCTGCCATTGTTATAGTCGCTGTTCCTCTGCATCCTGTTATTAAATGTCTTGTAGCACCATAAAAACAAAGGATTGTACAACTAGAGAAAGAAGCACTGATAGGTGCATAAGTAACAGAAGTAGAACCTACAATTGTTTCTGATAAACCACAACTTTTTAGCAAAGGAGAAAGCGCACTGGC